CCTGTAAGAGCACCTGTTAATTCTATAACTCTTTGTTGAGCAGTACCTGTTAAAGCACCATCTACAATAGTTAAAGCTGTAGTCCCTGATCCTGCAACAGCTAAACTTAAAACACCACCTGTTAATTGTTCGATTAAACTTAAATTTGCGTTAGTTTTTGTTCCCCAAGTACCGGCGTTTTCACCAGTTGCCATTAGCTCTAAACCAAGGTCTGTAAATGTTGATGCCATAATTTTGTTCTCCTAAGCTACGTGTGTTACATCTGTATACGATGTATTTCCTACTATGTCAACATCTTGGTAGCCAAGTGTAATAATGTTCCCTACACTAGATGTTGCTGAAACTCCTGTTAAACCAATTACATCTGAAGGAGAAATTGAACCTACTGCAGATGTTGTTGAAACTCCTGTTAATGGAACTCCTATTTCAGGAACCAAGGCTCCGACAGAAGCTGTTGCTGAAAGTCCTGCTAGGGTTAGTGAAAGACTGGTTGTTGGAGATAATGATCCAATTGAAGATGTTGTTGAAAGACCTGTTAAACCCATTACATCGGCAGGTGATATTGAACCTACAGAAGAAGTTGTTGAAAGTCCTGTCAGTGTTAGTGAAAGACTAGTTGTTGGAGACAATGATCCAACTGCTGAATCTGCGTGTACCCCAGCTGGAGTTAATTCAGTTCCAGCAAATATAATTGTACTACCTACTGTAGCAGTTGCTGATTGACCAGTTAATAATGCTTCTTCGTTTGATTCAACTGATACAGAACCAACAGATGATGTTGACGAAACTCCTGTTAATGGAACTCCTATTCCTACAATTAAAGAACCTATTGTAGACGTAGCAGAAACCCCGGTTAATGGAACTCCTATTTCAGGAATAATAGATCCTACAGCTGAAGATGTTGATTGTCCTGCTAGGGTTAGTGAAAGACTGGTTGTTGGAGATAATGATCCAATTGAAGAAGTTGTTGAAAGTCCTGTCGGTGTTAGTGAAAGACTAGTTGTTGGAGACAATGATCCAACTGAAGATGTTGTTGAAAGTCCTGTTAAACCTACATTGACATCTATTGTAAAAGTTAGACTACCTAAACTTGAAGTAGTACTTAGACCTGTTAAAGAAACTACAGTAGGACCCTGTTCGCCCCATTGATTTGATCCCCAGGTTGTACCGGATTGATTCCAAGTATTAGCCATAAGGAGTGACTCCTTATGCTATTCTAAGTATAGCGTTTGATGCGTCTGCTGCTGGAAATTCGATTGTGAAAGTTCCACTTGTTACAGTTTTATCTCCACCAAATGCAATTGCACAAACTGCTCTATCAGCATTTGTATCGTTATATATTAAACAACCATTTGCTGTAAATGAAGCTGATGTAAAAGATACATTTGCAAAATCACAACACGCGGTGTCAGTTGATAAAGCTGGGGTTACACTTGTAAGTGCTATACCACCTGCAGTATAAGCTGAACCCGATGTATTAGCTATTTCATTTGTTGTTGAGTAAGCTGTTGTTGTTTTATTTATAGTAGCTGAACTTGTGTATAAAGCTAATTTAAAAGCGTTTCCAGATGATGCTGTAAAGTTATGTAACGCTTGTAAAACTTCTGTTTTAAAACTGTTACATACTGCTGATGTTATTGCCATAATTTTTTCCCCTTGTTAATTTACGGTGAAGGTGATTTGACTTGTATCCTAACTGTTCCGTCAGTGTAATCGTCTCGTCTTCTTCTCCCAATTTGCATTCCTGCAAACTGTTGTATGGATGTTTTATACTTATTTTCATACAGTGTCAACATCTCCATTGGACCTTTTAAAAAAGAAAATGCTTCTGCTAAACACGCGTACAATAGCCCTTGTGGAAAGTAATTACTTAGATATGTTGTCGTATTAGTGGCTGATAGTCCTGTTGTTTGTTTATTATAATATATTCTAAATTTGTAAGCAGCATCAGGTGTAGGGGCTATATATAACCCTCCTGAGGTGGTATCCGTTAAACCTGTAGCTCCACCAAACATAGCGTAATACTTAGGAAAACCTGTTACATCTTGTGATGTTAAATCACCCTCTGTTCCAGTTAGTCTATCAGTATATTCAGATAAATATGTTTGATCTTTTTTCTCTAACCAAGTACCTGTACCTGTAGAATCCGTTGTTGAATTAAATACTTCAACACCTCTAATAAATAATGCACCGGCCGGAGAATTAATTGTATTATTATCTGTAGATAATGTACCTTCTTGTACAAATCTATCAGAGTCCATAGGAAGCTCTATGTTAATTCTATGCTCTGCTTGCATAATAAAATTATCTATTACTGCCTGAGTAAATACGGAGTCATCAACTTCAGTGTAATCTCTAATTGTTGTTGTAAGTGTTGCGTATGTATATGCCATAATTAAGCTCTATCATTTATTGGGCCAGATGTACACTGTAAACCACCACCTGTAAAGTTGGCAACCCAACTAAAACCTTCATCATTATCTTTTAAATAATAACCATTTTGATTAGTAACTGTTGAAGGCTGACCTGCACTTGGAGACGTTGTGGTACTTAAAGAATAAACCTCTCTTGCCCCAAAAACTTTTGCTCCCGCATCGTGGTTACTTGCAATAGTATTAGCAGGAGTCTCTCCTCTAAACGGTGCATTAGTTCCTCTAATCAAACCTGATAAAGTTTTTGTTCCAGAATTATAAGCTGCATATTGAATTACTTCATTTTGATACATACCTGTTTCACTATTAATTTTTTCAATCATTAGGTATCCACCATTAGTGTAAAATGAAGTTGCATCAGCTACTACCATTGAAGTATCTGTAGAAGTTATGTTTGCCGATAAAGTTGTAGTCATTTCTATTTCTTTAATAGAGATTACAACTGCAGATCCTGCTTCTGACAAAGGTTGGGATATACTCATCAATCTTACAAAATCCCCAACCAATATTCCACTGTTAGGTTGAGATACTTCAAAAGTTGCTCCGACAGTAAGTAGATTTGGTGTACTAAAAGGATTACTAGGTAAAAAATCTGCTGTAGGAAATTCTGTTCTTGCTGGTCTTGCTCTTTGTAAAGCTTGTGGATCTGCATTAGTGGGTTTAGGTTGCAGTTGTGGTTGTTTGGGCTCATACTCTGAGTTGTGTACCAACGCACCATTCCATTCCCTAACCATTTCATTATATGGAAAAGCCAAACCAGAACGATCTGATATCGCTAAAGCATGTTTACCTTGTGCAAAACTAGACATTACATATCTCCTATTTCAATAGGCAGTGCTTTATCCGTGTTAGTACTACCTTCATTTAATTTTGCAAAATCTTCTAATTTCATATTTGCTTCATCTGCATTAGCTGGAGTAGATTGTAAAAACATAGTTATTGTTGCAGCAGGTAAACTAGATAATAATGTCAGCCCCTTCATTGCTAACGGTGTAAAACTTCCTGCTCTTGCTAACAAAGTTTGCATGGTATTTGTTTTTGCTTTACCAAGTGATTCATTATCTAAAATTACTTCTAAACTATTTCCACCCAGTTCTTTATATTTTGATAGTGGTATCTTTAAACTTTTAACTGTTCCTTTTAAATCTTTGATAAGGTTTCCTTGTGACATAGAACCTCCTTGAGCTATATGTCTAGCAAAACTTTTTTGTGGTGTAAAAAACTTACCACTTCTCTCACCAAAACCTTTAGCCATTCCAGATCTTGAAGGAGCTTCTCCTCTAAATAATTCAATCATGTCCATTATTCCGCTCATTAACTAACTCCTGGAAAATATATTTTAGGTGATATGTAAGTTGAGTTAGAAGAACCATCTTCAGATTCAGCTCTTTTTAATTCATCTTCATATAATAACTTTAATTCTTGTACTCTCTGTGGTGCATATTTTAAAGCTAGATAATAAGATAAACCCATTATCATACAAGGTACAAACCTGTAAGGTACATCTGTTGCATTAGTATAAGCTCCTACGTCATCAATTCTTTTTGTGTAATAGAAATTTATAAAGTCTCCTGCTTGTGAACTACCTGGTGTTAAATATAAAGTCATAGTAACTTTATCTACAAATCTTTGGACCCAGTATTGAGTGGGTAAACCTAAATCTGTTTTATTAGAAAATGCTTGATACTGAGATCTACTAATTCTTGTCATAGGTGTATCAACACTTGTAGTATCTACTCTGTAATTTGCTTCTTGAATATCAGTCATACCTCTTGGAGACTGTAGAACAGTATCACCACTTGCATGAGTTGCAGCTGTAGTGCCATTAACCCCTCTCACACATCCTGTAAGATTTAAACTAGAAATTCCTGTGTAAGTAATATCTTCTGTACCAATAGTTAAAGTACCTGCTGTTGGAAAACCCGTGATCGCGGTCAAGGGAATAGTTGTAACTGCTGCATCTATTCCTGCACTAAGTGTAGTGCTTACGCCATCAGATACACCGTCAGCCGTAGATCTAAAAAATGTATAAACAGCTTGGCCATTTACTAAAGTTACGTTTTGATTTTTTACTTCCCAAAATTGTAAACCTCTATTACCCCATTCAGAAAATAGAATATTTAAAGATCTTTTAGCAGTTTTTAATTGATAGCCAGAAACACCTTGAATGCCAATACGCTCATAAGCATCTTCAATAATTTCATCAATGCCTAAGTTCTTATCAAAAGTATAAGAACCTGAAGTCGTATTAGCCATGAGCTTACGCTCCTGTAATAGTTAATGTAACGCTACCGTCTGTACCAGTAGTTTGAGTTAACGTAGCACAAACTCCATTTTGGAACAAGATACCTGAACCGGGAATATAAACTTCTAGTCCCTCAGTTTCATATCTATAGATAGCTTTTAAATTACCTGCTGCTGCGTCTCCTGCATCAGCTACGTCATGTAGAGATAAAACAGAACCTGCTTCTCCTCTTCCTTGAATTGATGTAACTCTAGCTCTAGCTCCTAATAAAACAGAGGCTGCCCCTGTAGTTTTGTTAAGAGTTGTTTGGTCACTTGAAAATGAACTCATATTTTTCTCCTTAAAATTTTAAATGTGGGCCGAAGCCCACACTAATTAATTATTATAAGTCTGCTGCGTCTTGAACAGAATTATTTTGGATGTACATTACAGTAACTGTAGCTGCACCAGTAGTACCATCACCATTAGCTCCTGTAAAATCAGCAAGAACTTGTATGTCAGTTGTACCAACATCAGTTGCCTCTGTATCTAAAGTACCATGAGTAGTTGCTAAAGCTTTAACATTAACTCCATCTAAAAATGCATTAGCATCTGCAATTGTTCCAACTGATATAGTTGCTGCACCAGTATCATTGTTTACTGTAGTAACATTTAAAATTACATCTACGATTTGTGAGTTTGCTGGAATTACTGCACAAACTTGATTTAAGTGTGATGCACCTATGATGTCAGCTTTTACAGACTGAGCCATAGTTACAAAACCTACGTTTGCAATGTTAGTTCCAACAGTTGTTCCTGTTGTATTTGAAATCGTTCCCGCTTTTACTGGTCCCGAAAAAGTAGTATTTGCCATGATTATTCTCCTAGTTAAATTCTACATAGTCTCTAGGCCGTCGACTATACTGCGTCCATGCAGAATATTAATTTATGTATAGTGCGAATATTATATGTTATTTTTAAGTGGAGTGCAAGAGATCCCTAGGTATTTATGCATTTCAGCGATGTAGCTTTTGTCTAAGTAGCTACAGAAACTTGTGGAGCAGAACCTTCTACGTTGTTCTGTAAGTGAGCAATCCTAGCTTCTTCAAGCTTGATCTTAGTAATGACTTCTCTAACTTTGTCATCAATTCTGACCATTTCAAGAGTATATCTATCTTCATTAATATGCTCCTGTTCCCACTTCAACTCCAAGGACCTTTTTGCTTTGTATAGGTCTTGTATCATTAATAACCTCTTCATAAGTTATTCTATTTATTCCCGAATGATAGCTATCTCCGAGATATTCCCAGACTATACTATTTTCTCCGAGTTTGTCAAGTATAGCTTTTTCAACTAATTCTGGTGTGTCTTCAACATGTTCAATACTAAATTTAGCATGGTGATTGTAAGCCCAGATATTGATGAGAGTTTTTTTCATATTATCACTTTCGTAGTTAAATGTGGCGGAACTATGTCCCGCCACAAAATATTTAAGTATTAAGCTCCTGGTGAAGCGAAGATACCTCTATAGTCAGATACGCCAAAAACGTATCTTTCTCTAGCTTTGTATCTAACATTACCAGTATCGAAATCCCCTTCCATTTTAGTAGACATAGGAGTTCTTTGGAAATGTTTCATACCATTTGGCACGTCTGTAATAATAAAGAACGCATCAGTGTCTGTTAAGTAATTGTTAACAGAGTAACCTTGAGGAATCATCCCCATAGATTTGATAGCATTGATATCATTATCAGCAGTTCCAACTCTACCAGCAGAAGCCATAAGTCTTTCAGCTGTGAATTGTAGTGCAGATGGGATGATCATCTTCATACCCTTAGCAGC